AGCACCTATGTCGTGCATAGCATTGATGATTGCATCCTTAATCTCATCTTCAAGGTACAGTATATCTGTGTATACAGTTGGCATTTCTTTCTTATCGAAAGTTACCACAAAGCTAACATCTGCATAGGCAGTGCTATCTTCTAGATCTTCAATCTCATCGAATAACTTGAGTTGTTTCATTGCTTTAGCGCACCCATCAATTCAATTGTCTTATTCAGATACCACTGAGCCTTACGTGCATCCTCAAGTGGTCTGTTCTTGTGCATCATACGAATGGTGTACTTTAGTACATTGCCACGACAATAGGCAATAGCACCTTCTGTACCTAAAGTATCTACGATAATGTCAATCGTTTCATACTGCCCCATGTTGTAATGGGCAGGGCTATTGACCATGTCCATTTATGCATTCCCCCTAGTCTTAGTCCAAGCACTAAGTCTGTACACATTATCGGATGTACCTATCATCTGCTCTACTTCATCTAACTTATCTTGATCAAGTAACTCACCACGATCTACGTAGTCAATCATAGCTTTCATAACTTGATGGTGGAACTCTTCATCTTCAGTGATCAAACGAAAGCATGTGATCATCATGTTAGTAAGCTCTTCAATAGCACCTATGGATTCATCTGTGCCATTATCTACTGGCATGATAGCAATGTTAAGATCTAATGTGCCAGACCATGTACCGTCCTTCTCAAAGTTAGGACTCAGTACAAGTGCTACATCATCATTGGCAATTACATCATTAGGATTCATCTTTTTTATCCTTAAAGACAATTAGTTTATCTGGGAAGTAAGGCTTTGGTGCTTCTTCTGCCCACTCTAATGGGACATATTTAACTGCGTATTGGAATCCATTCTTCTCACACCATGAAGCGTAAGTGCTCTTGGATACTTTGCTTAACTTTCTATCTGCCCTTTCAAACACAAACCTTACATCAAGCATAGGGTGTTGCTGCTTGATAAGTAAGTGCTTGCGTCTATCTTGTGAAGTAAACAGTCCTTTAGTTTCTACTATAACACCATTAGGTAGCAGGAAGTCCGGTGTGTACTTTCTGTACATAAGATCTTCCCACTCAATCTTAATGTGTTCGTACTTAGCATGTATACCATTCTCTTTTAAATGCTCTTGTACTTTTACTTCTAGTCCACTCCTGTAGCCATACTTCTTACCTACAGCCCAAGCTTTACGGGTGTCATGTATTGTCTTTACTTTCATTTTCTTTCTTCTTGATAAAGACATACGAGACAGTTGGGGGATTTTCTGCCCTTGAGACAAGTGATGGTCTTTCTTCAAGCCCTTCCCAACACGCATACCTGTAACTGCACCATTGACATTCTTTACTAAGGACTTTGTTGCCCGTCGGTTTGTTGTAATAAGTTTCTTCCTCTGCCTCATAGCATCTGCGAAATACATTCTCCTCAAGTTCTGCGGCTATTGCTTTGATATTATCCGCATGTACATCGACATTCAATCCATCTGCAGGTACATATTTAAACTGTCCTGTAGCTTTATTGATGACCCACCATCCTCCTGCTTCAATGCCCATGGCCCTAGCATACCCAGCTAATTGGGCTAGGTATCCAAATGAATCACCATCAGCGAGTGTCTGAAAGGACTTGAACTTATTCTCATAAGACCAAGGTGATGCAGACTTAACGTCATCTACCTTACCGTCCATGACAATATCAGGTGTCCCATGGATCTTGTATTCACCTAAGTCTAGAGTCACCTTGCTACCGTCTGAGTAAGCTACACCTGCTTGCTTAAGCAATCCCTTGAATATAGCTTCAATGATATCGCCTATCATCATATTCATGATGAAGTTGGTGCTGTGAGGTATTGCCTTATGGGGTTCATTCTTATCAAACCATAATTGGCAATACGCTCTACCCACGTTAGACATACGTAACGTGAATCCTCTATCAAACTTATCCACAAACTGCCGAGTTAAGGCAGCACGTATGTCCTCTACAATCTGTTCAATCACTTCCGGTGACAGTGTACTATCACCGAATCGTAGATTGGAGAGGTACTGATGTACCTTAAGTTCGGCAGAATGATTCATTAGGCAGCTACATCCACATCTACAAACTCTTCAACAAGCGTATCATCACGCTCCTGCTCTTTCTTGGATGAACCTTCATTGAACTTCTTAATGATGTAATCATTGTAATTGCTGATCCAATCATTGAAGTTAGCAAAGGTCAACTGATCTGAGTCTTCAAGAGATAACACATTCCCAAAGTCTACATTAAATGTTGGCGTATAGAATTGCTCACCGTTAGGAAGTGCATTAGCTTCTGTGCCTAAGTTTACTAAGTGTTGAGGTAACAAACGATGCTGCTTAGCAAACAAAGCAATCACTGCACCTGCTGATTTGAATGCATCTTTGTTGTCAATCTCCCAAATGAATGGGATCTTGTTATCCAACACTATAGACTGACCTGTTGAATCAAAGGCATTCGGTGCAATGATCTCACCAAAGAGTACACGTACACGCTTGATAGACTTCATAAGATTCTTAATGTCTTGTGGCAATGCACTGTAGTCCTTGATCCAACCTGAAGGCTTACCACAATTAAATCCACCCATGTTGTCCCTAAGATCTGCATTAAGATCCTTATCCATCACAGTCTTTATGTAGATGTTGGGTTCACCTTTAACGAATCGCTTGTACATGAATCGCTGATTGAACAAACGGATTGATGGATCTTGTAAGTAGTAATCCCTTTCATTGTGATTAAGTGTGTACATGCCAGCTTCAAGAACTTCTACCTTCTTGATCTTGCCTTTAATCTCTTCTTCACCCATCACTGCCTTATGACTAATCTTCAAGCGAGCCAGATTGCTTGATTGCTTAGGTGTTTTCATGTCCACTGACATGCCCATAGCCTCAGCCATTGCAGCAAAGTTACCGTTGTTAACAAGTGTTAAGCTAGTGCTCATTGTATTTCCTTAAATTAAAGTTGAATGTGGAACATCTTTTTGCTCAAGCCAATTGTCCCCTATCTTTGCTTCCAATGCAAGTGGCACATTGAAATCTATCGACCATCTCTTGTTAATGAGATTGATAAGATTAGCTTGAACTGCGTCGATAACTTGTACTACATACTCAATTTCATCTGGGTGTACATCAATGACAATCGAATCATGCACAGAATTTACCACACAACTTTCATAATGCACAAGTCGTTTATGTATTTCTACCAGTGCTAGTGGGACTATATCTGCAGTAGCAAAAGATTGCACAGGGTAATTCTTTATCTGTGTAAAGTTTGTTACAGTGCCATCCCTCTTACGCTGTGTGTTAGGGAATACAAACTCCCTGCCACTTGGTAGTTTAATGTACCCATAACTAACTACCTGTCTTGCAAGTTGCTTATGCCAGTGGGCTACTCCTTGATATTTCTCCATGAAGTGTCCGTAGTAAGCCGACTCTGCAGGTGTTCTTCCATATCCTGTAGCTCCGTACAAGGGTGCGAAGGTATGAGTTTTAGCTGTTTGTCTAGACGTTGTTTGGCCTGCCTCCGTAATAACCTTTGCTGTGTACGAGTGAACATCAAATCCTTCTTTGACTTCTTTGATTGCTGTTTCATCTTGAGATAAGAAAGCTGCAACCCTGAATTCTAGTTGAGCAAAGTCAGCTTCCATAATCTTCCCACCTTCCCAACGTGAAACAAATACACGCTTCACAGGAAATGTATTTCCTCTTGGCATGTTCTGCATGTTTGGATTGGAACCACTGAATCTGCCTGTTGCAGTGATGTGCTGATTCAATCTCACATGCAACATGCCATCATCTTTTATGAAAGCTGCAATGCCATCTACGAAATTGCTGAGATAGCTGTCCAGGGCTGACAGTCTTCTGAGCTTACTTAAAAACTCAGATGCCTCATGCATTTGCTTTGATACCGCTACCCTTTCAAGTATCTCAAGGTTGTCTTTTGATGTACCGAAACCATTGGCTGATGCCCACTTTGAATTGGGGGCTGTGAACTTGAGTCCTGCGACATCTTTCGTCTGCTCATAGATAAAGCCTGAGCCATTACATGCATTGCATTTCGTAGCCCTCTTGAATGCTGAACCATCTTTTTTAACTTTATAGATAGATCCCACACCAGAGCAATCACTACACTGTATAGCTTTTGTTTTATACAGAGTAGCAAAGTTCTGTTTCACTGCCACTTTAAAATCTGCATCGGACATGTAAGGTGTGATAGCTGATACCCACCTAGACTTGTCCAATGGTTTCCTGCTATAGACTACCCATGATAACTGCTCAGGACTATTGAGATTGATGGGTGTATCACCCATAAGCTTGTGCACTTGATCTTGTAGATACACTTCAATGTCAGACTTCTCGGTAATGAACTGGTGTCTTACTTGTTCCAGTGCTTCCCTATCTACCTTGAACCCTGCCTGATACATTCTAGCAAGCACTACAGTAACTTCGTTAGTGAGATCCATAGTACCCACTAGCCCTGCATATTCAGGCTGTTGTAGCTTGTTCTGGATTGATTTATAGACCCATTCAGTAGCACCTAGATCATGGCATAGATATTCTGAGAGTGTTGCATGGGGGATATCTCGTACTGAGACACCACGTTTGAGATAATCTTTGATGACATCTTGTTTCTGTACAGGGGAATTGTGTCTCATTGCCACTGATCCCAAGTCAAGGGGGTTAGTTATACCACGCAGTAAGATGTATTCACCTAACATTGTGTCGAATACTTTACCTGTGTACTTAAACCCACATTCCCATAACCACAGTAGATCGTGAGATATGTTGTGCCCTACAAGCAGGGTAGTTTTATTGAGAGCTTCCTGTACATAATGTCGGTACTTATCAACATTTACCGACATTTCCGAATGATCGAAGGTATAAACTTGTGGTTCTTGGTCAAGGTGCTTGACACCTACCATAACTAAAGTATTACCTTTCTCGAATGGATCTAAGTGTTTCTTTCCATCTCGTACAGTGATTGTGTTCTCAACGTCCAGTGTCGTTATCATCTTTATACAACCCTTTCACTGCGTTTGTTTCGTTATCAGCGGGTTCCCAGTATTCGCACTCACATACATACCTATCTAAAGTATGTGACATGTTCCTGTCGAATCCATGTGGTGCATCAGGGTGTGTTTTACAGGATACATCTTCTGGTTCTTTCAGTCGTAGCCCTGTTACGATATTTACCACTGGCTCAAGTTCTTGTTTCGCCGTTTCATCGACATGATCTTGCGATATGTCGTTGTCATAGACCCATCCAGTAGCAACGCTCCAGAACACTGGCTCCCGTTTTTCTTCCAGTGCTTGGCGCAGGGCGGTGATGGCCTGTTTTCTATTAACCAAACCCGCATGGCTTACCGGATCGCTCTCTAGAGCTTCAAGCGCCTGACGCAACACCGCATAAAGTTTGTCCGAGTCAGCAACCACAGCGTCGTGAATATCCATCCATTGTCTACAATGTGGACATTCATCGACACGTTCTTGGTTTATGTCTTCGGCATCGACAGATTTTTTGCTCATTACTGCAACCCCTTATAGTTTACTAATACTTGTAGGCATTCCCATTGCCCCAAAGTAAAACTAACAACACGATTGTTTATGGTCACATCAAAGCCCTCACCATTGTGCCACTCGCACACTTCCATAAAGTCACCTGTATCAGCGAAGGGATCGTAAGGCTTAAGCTCAGCGAACCTAGCCTTTCGTGTGTAAGTTTCAATAGTCATTCTTTAATCCTTGTGTTCATGAGAAGTACACTCCAGTGGAATAATCAAACTCTGCATGGATGATTCGGTGTATACCATTGATCTTATTCTTTACAATGTTCAAGTGTCTCTGTCCATCATCACCATCCGTAGAGTCCTGCAATGGAGGATTACGTGCAATTAAAATCATTAGGTCACTCTCTCCTGCAAGCCCTGTCTTACTGCCTTCAATCATGGCTTGAGATAGAACGATCTTACCTTCAGCCTCAGCAGATAACTGTGTGCAATAAACTACAAGACAGCCGTACATCTTCCCAATGTTTCTTGCATACACTGCATTGGCTTTAAGTACTGCAGGATCTTGAGTAGATGCCCCATCTTCAGCGAACTTAGATCCAATGTCAAGCACTACAATGTCAGGCTTGTGTGTCTTGATCACTGACTCTGCCCATCGCATGGTCTTACCCGTAGCATCTACAAACTTTATATTATCTTTTATAGGATCATAAAGCCTGTGTGCCTGTGCCTTGTCAGCAGCTATCTGTGTCATGGTCATACCTGTAGCTGCTGTCATGTACCTGCTAGCCACTCGCTCCGGTTTCTCCTCATTACACAAGACTAGAATACGTGCTCCTTGTGCTGCCCATCCATGAGGTGAAGCACATAAGGTACTGTGAAAGCTTGACTTACCTACGTTAGATCTAGCACCGATCACAAACAGCATACCGTTGTCTAAGCCTTGCACTGAATTAAACAATGAAGGTATGTTGAATCTCCACTTGGTATTGCTAGCTGCCTTTTCTAGCAGGTTATCAATGCTATTGTCTACATAATTAACTCGTATCTGTGGGGTGAAGTCATCCTGGTAGTTATCAAGGATCTGCCTCAGTGGTTCCATGGTGCTCTGTTCACCATTCACATACTGGAATCCTAGGTTAGCTACCTCCTCACCTACTAGCTGTCTGAACAGGTTACTGATTATTTTCTGTGCTAGATCTGCACCCATGAGGTTACTTCCCTGTATCTTTTTAAACTCAAGATGCATGGCATGTTTCTGTGCAGTTGTAAGTGTGGGATTCTCGGTGAAGTACAAAGCCTCTATTTCCTCTGGAGTTATGTCCCGTTGGTACTCCTCCATGGCTTTGTCAATGAGTTGTTTTATCTTGCGTAGATCCTTGCTAAAGATCTTGTCGGGACACTTAGCTCCTCGTGTTTCATCATAGAAATCTTTATCGAGTAGGCTCTTCAGTAAGGCATGTTCCATTTAGATTCTCAATCAATGAGCGGACACGTTGCATGTCCTGTGGTTGGCGATATTTCAAGTCATCATACAGCTTCAATGCGTATGCGTCAATGCCGTGTGACTTGAGTTCTCTTGTGTATGCAACAGTCTTGACCATTGCATCAGGGTCTAGTGCCACTATGACACGTGAGTAACCCTGTAGTTGCTCGATGTGTTCTCTGAGTAGTGCTGTCCCCATGATAGCGAATCCTGTGCACTGAAAGTCCAAGGCTTGGGTAGCTGAGATACAGTCCTCGACAAGGATAGCTGTAGAACTTTCCCCACAAGTATACGCTCTGCGAGAATTGCCATACCTTTTCCACTTCGGGGTACGGTTAGTAGTCGGAGGTTTGAGGATCCTACCAACAGCATCAACCATCTTACCCTTGTCCATGATTGTAAATACAATTCGACTGTCTCTGACATCGAAGCGTAGTTCCACGGTGTCGTGGATGGCATACGTCCTACGAAATGTTTGAATGTGCTCATGTTCTTTTACTATCCACTCAGGTAGTACAAATGGTACTCCATCAGTAGGTGCACTGGCCTTATCCATCAGCCTACGTATATCTTCTACACGTAAACCTACACCTAACTTACCTCTTAATGTACAGCTATTAGCATAACAATTCCATATCAATGTACCGTTATCATTAGTAATTGTAAATGTATTTCTTCTACTACACACTGGACATGTAGTTCTATATGTTTGACCTATATATAAATCTAAGTTAGATACATAGTCTTTTATATTAAACATATATATTAATCACTTATATGTGCACTGTCCGTGTTGGTGAAGCGAAGCTTAGCAGCATTTTTAGCACTTGTCAAAGTGTTCTTCATGTAGGGGGTTACTGAACCTGGACTTACATGTCCAGTTACAGACATGATTTGTGGTAATGAAACCCCTGCATCTACCATCTCCATCGTGCCTGTCCTTCTCATATCCATAATCTGTAGCTCTTCAGGTAACCCTGCCTTACGCATGATCTTACGTGCAGCCAGTGTCAATTGAATCTTTTCGTAAGGCTTGTTGAAGATCTTAGTTGCACTGCAAACAGGTGCTACATAGTCTGTACCTATTTCCTGCTTCTGTTGCACTAGCATCTCATGTAACTCATCCGTTGTAGGTAACTCAACCCTAGCCCTACGCTTTGACTGCTCAAGTGATAGTACTTTAGTATCAAAGTTGTAGTTAGTCCACTTAAGATTGGACATATCCCCAAGCCTCTGACACCACTCGTATGCCATCTGAACTATCAACCCCACAGAACGGGTATTAAACCCGCTGTAGGCTTGATTTAGGAAGCGGGTGATATCCTCCCTAGTCCAGACCACTTTGCGTGGCTTGTGGGGCCTTCTAAGTACCTTGCTGAAGGGATTTATCTCACAGTATCCCAGACGTATGGCAAGGTTGAAGACTACAGAGGCAGCAGACATGGTGTGATTAGCAAAAGGTACACCTCTCTCAGCCCATTTGTTGTAGGCACGTTGAGCTAAGGGAGTAGTGATTGTTTGTAGGTACATAATCTCTACCTTCCTGCCTAGTAACGGTGTCTGTAAGAAAGCATTGAGACAGTACCGATAGTCCCTCTGTGCAGATGGTGACAGTGACCTGTACTCCAGTGACTTGTAGTACATCTCAACGGCATCAGGAATCCGTGTTCGTTTGGCTCGCCTCATGTGATTGCCTACCCCAATTATTGAATACGGTTGATAGGAACTTCATACGTTCTTTCTGTGTCTCTGGTTTAGTGTAGGTATTATCTGGTGGTGTATATCCTGGCAATGACCATACCCATTTAGTACCTACCTTCACTGACACAATCATCTTCCTCCTGCTCATGTATTGGAGCATTGAAGCTACACGTGCATGGGGTACATTGAACTTCTTTTGTAGATCCATAGCAGTTAATGGTGTGGCAGTTACAGCTTGTATGATTTCAGTGTGGTTCATATATTACCTGTGATTACTTTGATTGCGTACGAATAATAGTTGTGAGAATGATTGCGCTCTTGCAGTCGCTCTAGGATGTCAATGATCTGCTTCTCCTTCTCAGCAGCAACAAGGGCAGCGAAGCGTTCAAGCACATCAGGTGTGGCAAACACCTGAATATCGTTGTCGTATTCAGGATGTCGGCGTGGGATACACCCTGCCTCCTGTGCCATGCGGATAATGTCTTCTCTGTTCATCCTTCACCCCTTAATATATCTGCAGCTTCCTTCATGCCATACTTATCTAACAGATTGATGCAGTGAGTTAGCTGACGTTCACTGGATTCATAAGCAACTGCCTCAGCAAAATCCATAAGTGATTTGTCGCCATAGATAGATCCAACACGAGTGTACTTTGCGATACGATTAAAGTCATCTGCGTACATATTAACCCCTTAGTTTACTGTCCAGTAATGTAACTTAGTCATCTCTAACCCCCCTATGACCGTGGCTATAGTCATGTGGTTGTACTTATCGGCATTGATTACCTGCCTAAGTTCATCCATCAAATCATCTGCCATTAAAGCTTGGTTAGATGCGGGTATTACAGCGAGTATTTTAGAGTCTGTATTCATGTCTACTCCAAGTGAAAGACACTAGCAATAGCCTCTGCACATGCCAGTGCTACCTCTACATGCTCCTTCTGTGTACCATTCTTAGTACGTAGGTCTAGGTAATGTAACCAACTACGCAATGTTCCATTCATATACATCCTAGATTCCATCATACCTTCGGGTAGCACAGACCTTGCAACTTCCTTAGCTAACCCATGCTTGATAGCCCAGTTGTAGGCATCCAATGCTGCATGTTTCACTGCGAGTTGGTGGTACTCCCAGACTTCTTGCAATCGCTTGTCATTAGTTTCAATAGAATTCTGTCTGTTAGATTTGTCTTGTAGCCTTGCTTCTCTAAGTACAAATGAGAGTTCTTTAGTTGGGTCAGCATATCGTTGGCTAAATTCTTGGAAGCTAAAGGATCTATGTCTGAGGATCTGCCTTGCAATGTCTCTGGTGGTAGTGATTTCGAGGCAGAGGTTGACCATCTCGAAGGGTGACCAGTGCTTGTGTTCAATGAGGTACTCCAGTA